GGCATACAAATCATTTTCAGTTTCATGCATTAACTCTTTGGCCTTTTGTTCAGCCTCTTCCTGAGAATCCGCTTGAACCAAAAAATTTCTATCAAACCAAATGCAAACGTCATATTTGACTGTATAATCTTTTTTACTCATTGTTGGCCTCCTTGAGTATAATAAACTATTCCAAATTTATGTAAGACAAGGATTTCATTCTCCAATATATCTCTAACACTTGCTACAGATAGAATTTTATTCCCATACCAATAGTTATCGGTGGTTTCGGGTTCCAAATCTTTTTCTGTAAACTGCTCGTCATATAATTCTGATAAAATTTTCTGGTCGGTAATTTTACCATTATCGTAATCTTTTGCAGAAAAATTAGAATAATAACCCAACTCTTCATACTGACTTTCGCCATCACGAACTAACACTTTATAAAGTATCATTGTCAGCCTCCCAAGGATTAAACTGTAATCTAACAGAAGAATGAACTATATGATTTATGTCATCTTTAGTAACATTAAGACCCTCATTAAATTGATCGCAGATTCTTTGAATGTGTTCGCCATCTTCACTAACAAACTTATCCATTTCGTGATTATCAGGCTTTGATTTGCCCAATGGATAGTAACCGCTTTTGTTTTCATAAACCTTTGCTACACGATAATGATTTTCTAATTCAGTATCTGCAACAGAAGTGAAACAATATCTTTTTCCAAAATTATCTGGAATATTAGTTTTAAATTTAACCATATCTAGCCTCCAAGCTATTTGTTTAAGTTAAGACAACGATATGCGATTTTTTCTATAAGATCAAGTCAAAAGTTTTTTGCCAGTCAAAAGGCTCAGGACAAAAGAAATGTGGCTCTAATTTTATTCCTTGTTCTTTCAGCTCTATGGCTTGGTCAGCTCTATAAAGATGTAGGCCTTTAGTGCTTTTAACTAATATCCAAACGGAAGCTCCCTTATGTAGGGTAATCCAACTAATTTGCTGAGGGCTTAAATTAACTGCATTAAATTTTACATATTTTAATTCTACAAAATGAAATTTATGATTGTGGTCACAAATAAGTAAATCCGGAAGGCCAAGGGTCATCCAGTTTTCTATTCTACTAAGTCTTATGGGTTTATTGTATTGTAGTGAGGCTCTCTTTAATTGTTCGTACAGACCCGCTTCCTTCTTTGTCGGATTTGTTGTCCTCGTGTTCAATAACTTCTTCAGCGTATCTCGGTTCATTTTGTCTCAACTCTTTTAAAGCTTTCAGGACTTCATCCTTAGACATACTATCTATAGTCCCGTGACGGATTTCAGATTTGTTAATATAAATATTACCATTGGCTTGTCCTCTTCTATACTCAGCTTGAACTGCGGCTGAATATGCCCCGTTTTCTATAGCCATATCTCTAATTCTTTGTAAATCTCGTAAATGTCTTTTAAAAGTAATGCCATATTTCTCATCCAACTCATCTCGATAAGCTTGAATAGCTCGACAGATATGTGGACAGATTTGAGGGTTCATCATTTCATAAGCTCTAGTGTGAGCTGAAGATGCTGGATATCCCGCATTAATCGCAGCTTCTCTATGAGTTATCATTCCATCATTAGAAACAATCTCTTTTACAAAGCGTTCTTGTTTCCTAGTAAGCTTACTATGCAGATCAGCTTTTGGTCTTCCCCGACCCTTTTTCAAAGGCTTTAAGTTATTCATCCTTTATATATACACCAGAAAATATTTTTTTGCAAAAAACTTTTTAGCCCTTAGTAAGGCCAAAATCGATCTAATATTGTAAAGTTACATATTTGAAATTAAATATGTAACCAAATATGTAACCATAGAATCCTTATGTACTAACGATTACAGATACGAGTTACATAAGTTACACCAGTTACACCTATATTTAACAAAAAATATTTTTTTTATTTTCAGCTCTATATATAAAGGAGATTAACAAATGTAACTATTGTTCTTGTTTAGTTTTCCAGAAGTACTCGTCTGTATCGCCAAGTCTTGTAGTGTTACCGTTCTCGACTTGATACTCGATTGTACTAACTTTGAAGTCCGGCTTCTTTGGCTCGTGAGGCGTGAGACTATTATCATAAACTCTCATTCTATTATTGGGATAAACGCAATATTGGCCATTATTCAATTCCAATAGATTAAAGGATTTATGTTCATCGGGTGTTTCAGCTGTACTATAATCTATAGCATTAATATCGGCATGGTAATTATCTAGGGTAGCTACATAAGTACCTTTTTGGAGACCAAAGTCTCTGGTTAGCACCTCAAAATCCATTGAACCGATGAATTGTTTATGAACAGCCACGATACCATAATCCATAGCGTTCCAGAACTGCAGATTATTAAGAGGTAAGTCCGGATTGGGTATTTCAGCTCTAGATAAGAACGCGCTAATAGGCAACTTGTCAAACAAAGCGCCGTACTCAGGCAGATAAGTCTCAAAATAAAATGCTCTTCCAGGAATAGATTTACATGAGACCCAGATCCCATCGACAAACTCACCAAATCCATCTTCTAAATCCCTTAAATATTCTCGCCTGACTTTAACTTTGACGGCGGGTAGGTTACATATCAGCTCACTCATATGATCAAGTCACTAAGAGTTGTTTCAACGGGAGCTACGTTAGTCTTTCTAGCCACTCGGCCATACTCGACTTCTTTGACGGCTTTAGGACAATCTTCAAACCACAACTCATCCTCAGCTGGGATTGTTGGTTTTTTTTGCATTTCGTTAAAAACCTCTCTAACGCTAGGGTTTAAAGTTGTATTATATCCGCGACAATCAGGACACAATTTGGGGTGTGTCCTGACGTGTTTAGTATTTTTTAGTTTTATTCCGCAGTCTTTGCAGTAATCCAGACAATTTTTTGGCATTAGTATCCTCGTTTAATAACAGTTAGACTATTCGTTAACAACGTGGCCATTCTGATATTGTCTGCCTTTTTTAATTTGGATACTTCCTCATTAACAAGGCCTTCTATTTCTAAAATAGCCTCTGCCCATAGTGGCATTTCGTTAATATTAATCCAAGTTTTTTCTTTGCTCATTTAAATATCTCCTTCAGTTTTTCCAAAAAGGTCTGTTTGTGGGGCGTGACCCGTGGGTCGAGGATGTGGAGTTTCCACACGTTCTTCATAGTCGTTTGGCTTTTCATAGATTCTTCGTGATGGAGGGATCCAGAAGAGCTTGGTGGGAGCTGTGGACGTAAAGTAATTATGTTCTGTACTTTCTTTAGCAGTTCCGCACCATATGAACCAAGCGTAGCTTGTAGCCGTTGAAGCAGTTGCGGACAGACGTCCTTTAACGATTGGTACTCTCTCACTAAACTGAGCGATAATTTTCGGCGGATTTGGTTTAAATAGTCTTTCATATCGTCCTACACTTTCCATAAATTGAGTTCTAGCGAAGATTGCCACGCATTTTCTAGCCAGAGGTATAGCTTTAGTAACAAATTCTTCAGCTAGATTAAAGGGTGGGTTAGTAATAATAAAATCATATTCGTCTTTGACGTCTTTAGATAAGAAATCAGCTATATGATCTTGGCCGTAATCGGCAATATCGCATGACGATACGTCCTCAAAATATTCTTCGAGGACCTTTACCATGTGACCGCCACCGCAAGCTGGTTCGAGGCACGTCACATTTGATTTATCTTCAAAGAACAGATCTTTTTTATGTTCCGGTCGTTTAAGCACTTCCTGAAACAGAGCTCTGGTGGCCCAAGGGGGCGTTGGAAAGTAATCCAGACTATCGCTATCCTCATGCCGTTGGCTCATCACGGCATGGGTTTTATTTTGAGCGTTCATTCTTCTTCTCCTTCTCCTTCACATTCACATGTCTCAGGAACTTGATCCTCGCCTAACATTGCGCTCCACTCATACTCACAAAGATTACAAGTGAAGCGACCATTTTTTTCTACAATCATTTGATACTCCTTAATTTTAAATGCAGCGTCATTCCAAAATCAAAGCCTCGTCTATAATAAGCCGAAGACTTTTTGTCCTCATTCATCTGTTG